CTCTCCAGTGATTGTCCCAGTTTTTTCTATCACCTTTTAAAGTTTCAAATCTTTTTTTTATCTGTAACGCAAGCCCTTTATCTTCACTCATCAAATATTCCAGTTCCTCTAGTAAGGATTGTTTGCAATCTACCTGGTTTTAATTTTTTTGCTATTCTTGCTTTTTTTCTAGCTGCTTGTCTAATGTCGCTTTTAGTAGGCATGCTCGGTAATTTTATTTCTGGTTCTACAAATGGATCGGGAAGTCCTACAGCTTCCTCAGACATCCCCTTAACATCGGAACTAATTAAACTAAGTCCACCTGGACCTATGGATGACGTTACTTTTTGTAGTGGCTTAAATTTAGTGGCTCTCGCTACTTCACTAAACCCACCTGTAGAGTATGCCATACCTGCTCTAACGAGAGCCTTCGTTATCCCTTTTGAAGCCTTCTTTATCCCTGATGATCCGCCCATTAAAAACCCCCAAAATAATCATAGTCCATGTCTGCTTGACGTGGCAACAATTTTGCTTTATCGCTATATATACCCATTCCATTATCCACATTTTTAGTTCCCATTGCAAGATATCTAAACGCATCGGCTGAGTTGGATGCCCAATCGTGCAAAGGTTTATTCTGAAATACCATGTTCTTTGAGTCAAACTTTCTTTGATAAGAACTAAGTGCGTGGATACCTCTTTCGCACCGCGCTTCATCAAACCAGCATCTCGATAAAATTAACCTAACTGCGTTGATTCCATCCTCTACTTTTGCTCTTGGTAATATACGAGTTCTTAACCCCAAATTCCTAAGCGTCTCCTGACGGCTTCTACCCGTGTCTAGAGACCTCGCAGCCGCATCGTGAGGCAAAGTATGCTCTCCGTACACATAAGGCTTCTCCTGTAGGATTTTGACGTAATGAGATAGGTCCTCGCCACTCATCTCGTAGTGATCTATCAAGTGATACTCTTTACCAACAATTTGCAAGAACCAAATAGCAGTAGTGTCGTTAATTCCCAAATCCCAAAATGTATGGACAGGAACATTAGGATCATATGGCACACGAGTAATACGTTTCTCTTTTCTTGCCTTTTCCATTGCTTTGCCATAGTAAGCTCCAACCAATGCGGCAGAAAAAGAGCACTCATATTCTTGATCGTATTCTTCTTCACTCATCGTTGCAGCGGCAGACTCTAATTCTTTTTTAGAAACAATTTTTGTCTCGCTGGCTCGCTGTAAAGTTCTAAACCATTCGGGATCACCATCGGCTATATATTTTCCGGCATTAGAATAGATTCTGTGAAAGTGATTTTGTCCTTTGGGTGTCCCAATAAAGATAGCCCACCCCAAACGGTCGGAGAGAGCAGGTCGAACAACCTCTCCCCAAAGACCAGGGTCACATTGGGCGTACTCGTCAATGACGACTCCATCGAGATACAGACCCCTAATTGCGTCCGGATTGTCTGCACCAAGGAGCATAATCCGTACACGGTCTCCTCGGTCGGGTCGTGGAATGTCAACTCGTAGCTCCTGTTCATAAGTTTTAACTCCCCTAATGTCTTTAGTATAGTCTTTTAGGTAGTCCCACGAAACCCTTTTCGCTTGTCCGTATGTAGGAGCAACGTATGCGTATTGTGGATTATGTCTTGGGCAACGAATCCCTCTGTGTAACGTGTGGTTAAGTGAGAATACAGTCTTGCCAAATCGTCTGTGACAAACGAGCACGTTAAATCTTTTGAGTGCCTTATGCAGCCACATCTGATGTTTTCTAGGGGTGTACCCTGTACTGACTTCTTGACTCACGATTTATTTTTCTTTTTAGACTTTCTAGGTTTTCTAATAACGTCGCCAAATTTTTTAAAGTTTTCGTGATTGAGAGATCCCTCGCCCCTTCCGAATAACATTTTGATAGTTTCTTTTAGTTTGCTTTTACCTTTGGACTTTCCTTCCATGTATTCCCCCTAAGCTTTTTACTTTTTACTAATTTTATCTTGTCCCTTTTCACTTGCTTGGCTTTCTCTTTGTGTACTGCTATCTGATACTTGTTCATGTTCATCCTTGCCCGAAACTCGCTTTGTCTGATCTCGTCCCATCCCTCTTGCAGCTTCGCTAGTCTGAGAAGCTCTCTCATCTCCGGTTCGTAATCCGTGTCCAGTATCTTGATCTTCTTTAAAGTTTCCTCCGACATGGATGGCACCTTTCTGTTCTGTTCCAGGTGATTGTTCCGCAATCCCTGCACTCGATTCTCTGCATTCGTCTTCCTCCATTTCAGTGTACTCTGCTTCCACAATTTCATCAAATGTTGTATCTTCTGGTATGCCTGTGTTAATATATTGTATCCCGCCGGTATTGATATCGATTTTAGAAGAGTTCCCATAACGATCCTTGTCCCCTTTTTCGGCTGCCCACCTATATCCATCCACTTTTAATTTAGCGGCTGGCACGTCTTCTTTGCAGCTAACCTCTTCTATTGTCTCTATAACCTTATCGTGGAAGTATTCTGCCCGATCCTTACGTGCCAACTCGATTTTTTCTTTAAAGTCTGGGTGAAGCATTCCCCATCGGTAAATGGTAGACACATTAGGAAAACCCTTCATTTTGCCAATTTTAACTAAAGTATTTCCCTGTCGCACCAAATCAACTATAGCCGCGCCTATCTCCAAAGAGTAGTTCCAACGCTGAAGCGTAGGTATATGGTCCGAAGATGATACTAATTCTCCTGAATACGCATCATATATTTTAATGATTCCGTTTTCGACGTGCGTTACTGTTTCTGCCATTCTGATATAATAGTCGGCACACATCGGATCGGTCAAGCGTTCATATTGAATTTATTACATAGCACCAATAAAATTATTTACTTTTTAGTGATATACGAGTAAAAGATGTCGATTAAATAGGAGAGAGAACAATGAAAAATTTCTTAAGAGCAATTACGCTTGCTATATGCAGTTATCTAACATTACATCTATACGGCTGCAAATCGGCATCTGTACAAATTAAAAATCAACCAGACACTTATCCACTAATTGAAAAAGGTTACGGGAGATTTGAAAAATGAAAATATTAAAAAAAGTTTATGAATCCCTAATTATACTAACACTGACTTTATTAGTTATGTTTGCCTATCTCGGCTATTTGGCATACATAGGTAAAAATTCAGAAAAAGGAGTACGGCAATGTATCGAAATGTTTTTAAAGTAACCACTTTAGTTTTACTTCTACTCGCTCTAGCTAGTTGCGGTAAAAGAAATGTAGACGCTAGAACAATTGAAGAGTATAAACTAGAAGTTGATCCAGGTAAACTTCTACGATGCCGCGTAATCTATAACATAGAAACTTGCATTTTTAAAAACGCTGTATGCGAGCGACCCGTTGTTTTCCTTAACCACAGATACTACTATTACAGCAATTCTCCTTTTGAGTGTCGGGTAAACAAAAATATTAACATCACTAAACAACGTAACTAGTTATGGACATTAACCCACTTATACAAATTGAAATGGTTCTGCTTGCCAGTGTAGCAATGGGGGTTACTATACGGGCAATGCTTTTTTAGTAATACTGGGATAGAGGGGCGAAAGCCCCTTTTCTTTATCCACGTTGATATGTATCGCGTCTTAGCTTAAGTTGACTGAATCGGTCGGTTATATAATTAAAATTTTATATTGTGTATTCGGGGGACCTAAAACGCTACACACCGAGACAGATTTGGGGGGGTACCCCCTCAACAATAATTATTTAGCACTGTGATATCAATTACTTATAAGCGGTTCGGTGCTCTACTAAACATGATTTATTTAATCCCGAATTCCTGACAGCCGCATTGATATAAACCGAGATACGATGCGCTTTAATTCAAGAGCTCGGCGCACCCTGGTTCGGTGCCCCAGCGCACCCTGGATCGGTGCTCTATATATAAGGATGCGCTATCTCTTATGTTTGGCGCGGTGATGCGGTGGGTTTATAGGTTCGCAATTTGTGGGATGCGGTGCATGAGTCCTGTGTCCAAAAATAAATTCTATAAAGTTTTCACATTTATATGCACTAAACGGGGCGTAACTATATGCGTTATCCTATTCGTATATCCCATATATACACTATAAAAATAATTTAAAGAATAATATTGGGCTTATTGGACAGAGTGCACCGCCCCATCAATGGATATAGCCATTTAACGCGATTCAAACCGCCCAATTAAACCGCACCGTTTTGCCCAAAGTTGGGCTTATTGGACACACTTCACCGCATCACTATAACACACCACAAAAAATAAAACTCGGATATCCTCTATTTGTGTCCAAAAATAAAAAACCTAATTGGACACGTATTTTCAATAACTTACGTGGATTAGTATATCTTTTTAAAATATAAAGTGCTAGCGGTTTTGCTTGACAATATAACTGAGATCGACTATATTGATAGCTAGGATATAACGAAACTAAGGAGTCAAAAATGAAAAAAATTACATGGCAACGACACAAAAACTTATTTAGTGACACACACTTCATAGTCCTAAGTAATGAGTACAGACCGAACCTACTAAAAGAGATACAAGTAAAGCGTCAATCTAGTGGCTTCGTTGTTTTAACTACCGATGGCTATGATCTTCAGCCACTAAACTACCACGAGACACTAGAGGCGGCTAAAAATGAAGCTGAGAGATATTATAAATTTCTAGAGAGT